TACTTTACGCCTCTGAACGAGAGTTTCAACTAGAACATGAAGCTATTGGCGTTCCCGTGAAAGAGTTTGATGACAACCGTAGGCTAGGGGTAGTCACATTCACCCTAGCTACAATCTGTTTCAATAACTCTGACGCATTAAAAAGACTTGAAAAAAGGGTGGCAGATATCAATAGGCAAGTACATCTGTTAGAGGCTCGCCAAACAAAAGATACTAAACGTGAAGGGAGGGTTAAATGATAGAATTGATAGATAAAGTTCTAGAGCAAATTAAAAAAGATGTGGAAGCAGGTGATATAACCGCGATTGAGGTGTTGCTTGGTGAAGTATCAGAAAAAAACTTGCGTTCATTTTTATCAGAAGAGGAGAGCAAGTAATGGCATTTATAGTAAGAGCAAAGGATCTTGAACCATTTTTAAAATGGCTTGATACTTGTCCGCAACCATACAGCATAAGTTCAATGCAGACTGGGTATGTCCATGTAAAATTCTCGCTTGAACCAGAGGTGCAAACGATTCCTGCACCTGAAAAATATGGGGAGGTTAAGCATGACTAATCCTTTATTAACCTTTCATATAGAAGAACCAAACGAAGATTATTGCGGTATGTGTCAACAATTAGGCGAACCTCAGTACGGTGTTAAGATGCACCGCAGTCTACCAACTCAAGTGCATTGGGTGCGAGCCACAGCAGAAGGCTTGCCAGAAGATAAAAAATATGTCAAATTATGCTCAGATTGTTTGTATGATGCAAGCAAGTCCAAAGAAGTTGAAGCTATATTTAAGGATGGCGAACCATGGATTCCTGAGCAATCGGGTATGTTTTTCATCCGCAGTAAATTAGGAGGAACAGATGAACAAACAAACTGATAGGACACGCCCAAGTGATAAATTTGTGGCAAGAATCCTTACAGATAAAGAAAATGGGTTGACCGCAAAACAAATACAGTCTTTTCATGGGATTACACCCAATCAATATAAATACATCGTATATACGCTCGGCAAAAAATTAAATGAGAATAGTTCTAATTTTAAATCAACTAAATCTGCTCAATCGGAAGCCGTGACTGTGTTATCCGTATCAGAAGCAAAAGCTGACGTTTGGGTTCCCATGCAAAAAACAGTAGATTTTTTCTATCCCAAAAAAGAAAAGAAATCATTTTGGAAAAGACTTGTGTCAAAAATCTTTTTTTGGTATCCTAAAAAAGCATAAGCTCACCTCCCAAGTTGTATGCTCTCACTCAAAACCCCCTGATTATACCCTTTTAGTCAGGGGGTCTTTTTGTATATTATCTGGACTTTGCTATATAGGGGGAAAAGATGGATAGGACTCTTTTTGTTTTTAATGATTTGATAATATACAATATCTCACTATCCCCATATATTCAATGGGTTAGCATGGATTATGGTTCTCTGACTCCGATATCTTGATCACAATAGATCATTACTTTCGTGTCCGCGCGACTCTGAATCAGGGCTGTTTTAAAATGGCTACTTTTCTTTTTCCCTCCTATTAAGTAAACTGGTCCCATCACAACGAGAAGGAAAATGAAAATGCCTCTTGCAAAAGCCACTCACAAACCCAGTATCAATGTCGTCGCTAATCCTCGTGTAGAGAAAGGAATCACTCCGAAACAAGAAGAGTTTTGTAGAATCTACGTTTGCGAAGACGTTAGCCAAACTGAGGCTGCTGTGCGAGCAGGATATTCTGTGAAATCTGCCCACGCCATTGCATCACAATTACTCAATGGGCAAAGGTATCCTCAAGTTGTACAAAGGATAGGCGAACTCAAAAGTGAGCTATCTAAAAAATACGAGGTTAGTTTTGAAGGACATGTCAAAAAACTAGCCGAGATACGTGACGCTGCTATGACTGGAGGAAACTTTGCAGCAGCAGTCGCAGCCGAAAAGTCTAGAGGACAAGCAGCAGGGATCTATATAGATCGTAAAGAAATCCTCCATGGACGCATTGATCAAATGGACAGAGAACAGGTTATGAAAGAAATAGAGCGATTGCAAAAAGAGTTCCCTGCACTCGCAGCAGTAGCTGATGGCAATATGGTCATCGAGGGTACAACACAAAAAAAGATAACAAAAGATACTACTTGATATATTCCTGTGTTATGGTTAAGTACGATTAATTTAACCAACCCGAAGAAAGGGGTTTTGACATGACTACTAAATTTTATGAGTGGACTAAAAAGTTAGGACAACAGCATTTCTCAATGGCTGATGGCACAAGCAGGACATTGTGCGGGATGCCAATGCTCGGCAACAATTATGCTAGGGATTTATACGACGAGGACAAAACACCTTGCACGACGTGTGCTGAGCGTATGGACTTTATTGTAACAGGGGAGCTCGTAGACTAATGGCTGATGAACACATCTTAGCATGGTGCAGATTGCAAAAGAATCCCATGCCCCTAATCCAAAAGTTGTTACTCTTGAGAAAAAAAGCAAAAGCAAATGAGTAGTAAACCCGAGTCACAATTATGGTATAAACTCCGTGATGGTACTAAAGATCTAGGTGTGTTTTGGACACGCCTAGAATCATGGGCAAGTCCTGGAGTTCCTGACCTACACGGCATCGTCCAAGGTCATCCTTTTTGGTTAGAACTCAAGGTTCACAGGTTAAAGTCACTAAAGTCTATAACTCTGCGTCCACATCAAATCGCGTGGCAAACAAGATATTTTATGAATGGTGGCTCAGTTTATAACTTGGTTCATCATCCTTCTTCCCATACCCTAAATATATTTAGCGGTAAGAGAGCGATAGAGATAGCAGGAAACGGAGAATCATGGACACCTGATTGGAGTTCCCCGACACCGTACGATTGGACAGGTATCATCAATCATATTCTATCCTCAAAATCGTCCCATCACAAGGAGGAAGATCTCCACTTTTCTCCCATGATAGAGGATGAATGATTAGGATAACGGTTTGAGGATGAATGACAATGAACGATGATTCGTGGTCGGAGGATGATTGACGATGACCGATGATTCTTGAGGATTTTGTTGTCAATAAAAAAAGATTATTTAAGAGTATAAAAGACTTGCACCAGAGTTCACTATTTGTTATTCTATATATGTATCCAACGCATGGTGTGTTGGGACAGTGCTCGTAGAAAGGAGCTAATCATGGCTAATGCAGCTAAAAAGACTTCCCCTAAATCCGCCACTAAAAAAGTGGTAAAATCAGTTGAGTTAGTGGTCACTGACCAAGAGCTAACTTACGACGACATCTGGAACTTTGTACAGACTCAGGCAGGTGGCAATGAGGCGAACGTAAAAATCGTGCCTCTTGATAATGTCGACCTCAAGTCTGACGCGCCTGTTCCATTTGGTTATGGTGGACGAGCAGGTGGTGTTCGTCAAAAAATTCAAGACTGGATGCTTCGCGGTGTTGAGGGTGATATGACACTGAAAGCGGTTCTCAATAAAGCCGCTCCACTGGGACATAGTCGCAAAAAACCTGTATGTCTCCACGCACTCTTACATGGTGGTTACTCACCGTCTAGCAAATACTGGATGACACCATACGTCAAACTCGTAGTTCAAGCTTAAGGATTTGGGGACTTCGGTCCCCTTTTTCTCCCTCCCCTTTCCCGAGGATGAAAGATGATGATCCCATTCCTGAGGATGAAGACCGATATATATACATGAGTATATATATTAATCAATCTTCCTCAAGCACTCATCATTAATCATCGTTTGAAGATTCTTGAGGATTTGCATCAACAACAAAAGATAAAACAAAATACTGTTTGACATTATATTGGGTTACATTGTTTAGTATTAGTAACAATAAGGAATGAATATGTCAATCTTGATAATTGCTGTCATAATAATAGTCAGCACAATTAGTTTAATAAAAATGTAAAAAAGTTCACAAAAGGGGTTTACAACAATAGTGAACTATAGTAGAAAGAATATGTAGCCAATAAAGGTTACAGTCATAAACCGTAGAAAGGGTTATAAAATGGCAAAAGCAAAAACAAAAACCGCAACTCAATCAGTCGCAGTAGCAACGCTACAAAATACTGGTACTCCTCTCAACTATTCTGACATCTGGGCTTTCGTTCAAGCTGAAGCAGGTGGCAACATACATAATGTTCAAGTTGTTCCACTTGACAATGTTAAGCTAGAGTCAGATCAGCCTGTACCATTTGGATACACTGGCAAAGTAGGTGGCGTCCGCGCTACTATCCAAGACTGGTTACTAAAAGGTTACGAAGGTAATCACAGTTTGTTTGCAATCCTTAACGCGGCAAAGCCTTTGGGTCACAGCACTAAGTCACCTATCTGTTTACTAGCAATGTTAAACGGAGGGTATACTCCAAGCTCTAAAGTTTACGGAACTGGTTATGTCAAATTGGTAGTTCAACCACAAGCTACTGTCTAACTAATAACGGCTAGGGGGATGGGTCCCCCTAGCCAATACTAAACTGAGCATTGACCCCTCCCCCCCTACCACCCCCCCTGAGGACGACCTCTGGTTGTGCCGTCAGGTATAACCAAGTTTT